GGTCTTGCTAATGGATAGTTACTACTAGGTTGTGTATTTGATGGTAGTACTTTAATAAAATCAGCTAATATTTTTCCAGTAAAAGGATCATAAACTAACTTACCTGAGTCAAACCAAAATCTAGTATCAGCTACACTACCAAAATAATAGCGTAGGGATTTATAAGCTATTTCATATCTATTATTGCCAAGACTATTAAAGTTTACAAACCAACCAGTAGCGTTGTAAGCATCTATAGACCAACGATCTTGTGTAATTAATAAAGAGTTATTGAATACTAAACTGAAACTTTGATTCAACTCCATTCTAATAACACATTCATCAATAACTGCTGTAGGCAATATATTGCCAAATGCAGGTATTACTTCATCAATAATAGCACCTTGTGGTACATACCCATTTAATGTTACCGGGCCAGAACCATTACTGAAGTTACCTTCCCCGTTGTTATATCCGTCACCAATGACACCTAAGACAGTAGTCCAATAAAATAATGTGTCGCTTGGACTTGAGATACCATATACTAATCTATTATTTTCGTCAAAGTATGCTCCTTGTGGTGCTGTTATTTTAATCAATGCACCTTTGGTAACATATTTCATATTATGTGTATTATATGTTCCAGTCGCTATTGGTGTATCAGTAGATCCAGTAATGTTATAAAAATATCCAGTGATACTATTTGCATCCACTGTGCTAGTGTTCCAATATACTATTCCATCACCTGATGCAACATCAATACTATAACGTGGGTAGTTTTGTAGATAATATTGTTTCGCTCTATTATCTGCTAATGCTACGGCAAGGTTGTCAGTTAAAAACTGAATAATATCACCGGTGTTTGTGATTGTTAGTGGTAGATTACCATCGTCGCTATTTTGATATAGTCCGCCATCACTTGCAAATGAATTCGTGCTGGAGTATTTTCCTGTAGGATCAAGTAGGTCTAAGTTTTTAGACACGCCAATAGAACTGCGATTAATAGCGGCGCTTTTAATAATTGAACTGTATAATGTATATGGGAAATTTGTATAATCTTCACCATTAACCATTCTATTTTGAGTATAATATCGAGCAGGGGCACGTAGTTTAATGTTTGCTAATGTTTCTCTGGCTTGCGCTGTTGAAGCTGGTGTTTGTAATGATAATCCTATGGTAAGTGCTTCTGTTCGTCCTACTCTACTAATATACTGTATTGTTACTTGAATCCCTTGCATTTCGCTTGGATCAATAGTATATGTCAATGCGTTGCCACCACGTACATATGCTCTAAATGACCCAACCGGTGCTTCGGAAAATACTCCATCACCGAAAGTGTAACTAACTTGGTCATTGAATCTGGATACAACCGAGAACACTTTTTTGTAACTGGTCTCTGTTTGTAAACTTGCATTTGCATAAACGCTGTCTACTAGTCTCCAAAGTGTTCTACCACCGTTGCTAGCATTAAGTTGATATAACCAAGTGTCTGTGTTATTGATACCTTGAATATCAACATCTACAACTTGATTACTAATCTGTTGTTCTAAGTTGAAATCATAAGTTTGCAATGTTCCTTGTTTAAAATAAAAGAAGAAACCTGTATTTGGACTGCCGTATCCTAATTTATCATTACGATACATCATATTCATTTTACCACTTGGTGCAGGTGGAATCTCATACACATAATCTTCATCTAAACTAGTTGCACTAACTAATTCAAAATTCATATTAATTGTATCTACTGTACTAGTAAAAGGCACGATAGGTAAACTAGCAGGAGGAATATTGATACTGTATTCATCAGTCTTTACACCCAATAACTCTTGGCTATTGCCGGGTCTTCCTACACGTTGACTGTTAATCAATGCACTATTGATAATCGTATTAAACTGCTCTAACCAACTAGCATTTGCAGGATCATTCCATAATACAGTTTGGTTGCTTAGATTAATGCCATTCACATCTGTAATGTTTTCAGTTGTACTAATGTTTGTTACTTTAAGATAACCCTGACCGGCAATGTTTCTTTTTGGATTATAGCTTACTAAGTTAGCTAGTTTGATAACTGAATCTCTACGTTCAGCAGTATCAATAAAGTTCTCACGTGTGTTTAGGTCGTTGCGGAAGGCAAGACCTTGTCCCATGAACGCAATAACGTCAAGTAAAGCAATAAACTCACTTGATTCAATGTAATCATTGAACGTTTCAGGATAATATACTCGCAAATAATCTATGAAACTTTTACGTAGGGTTTCATAATCGTAGCTTTTAAAATCGGCTTCACGAAAGGTTTGGTAGATTTGTTGCCAATTCTGAACACCAAAAATTGCTGATTGTCGGGATGATGTTGCCATAGTTATTCTCTTTTAAGTATTTATCTTAAAGGAAAACCACGGATTTTGTTATTGTATTGTTGCGGTGTTAGTTAGATTGTTGAAGAAAACATTCAATATTTCAGCGTTATTAAAGGGTGCAATAGCTAACTCTACTTCAAGTAATATGCCATTTTCCTGTGTGTAACTCTTTACAGTATTGATAATCAATCTAGGATCATTGCTAGCAATTCTACGTATTTCGTTTTCGATTCTTAGTTGAGTTTCAGCGTCATTTGGTTCAAACACAAAGCTCCAAATAGTAGAACCGTATTCAGGATTACCAACTTTTTCTCCCTGTTGAATGTTTAATGCATTTATAAAATCTCTGACCACCAATGATTCATCCACAATACGATATCTTTTACCCGGGACAGTTGGCTTTATTACACCGCCTGTGCCACCGTCTATGCCAGTACTAGCATTGGTTGTTTTTGGCTCATTTGCACCGATTGTTGAAAATCCTACGTAAGTTGGCATGTTTTATCCTATACTATATTTATGCAAGAAGTTCTTCGGATATCTTCATAGCTGTGAGATATTCATCCGCAAATTTCTTTCGTAGCTCTGCAATTCTTGGATCACCGGCTGGCAACGTATTTATTGCATCTACCATGGCTAGTTTTGCTGAGTTTGCAATTTCAAATTGTGCATTAAACCTCTTCTCTATTTCTTTTCGTCTTACATTAAAAGCCTCAAGTGTCTCGGTTGCCGCCGTTTCTCCTGTCGTTGCAGGATTACCAGCATAGTTAGGAACTTGAATCTTTGCGCTACCAAATAGATTCTGTAGTTGGCTTGCTAAAGCAGGGCGGGTGTTGTCAGTACTAGTCCCAACTGTCGGTGGTTTGATTTGCGTTCCACCCTCTGAGCTTATTTGTGCAATAGAGTTTTCTAATAAAGTAAGTGCGGCTGGACTTAGTCCAAGACTTGCTTTTTGTAATAATGATGCTCCGGGTTGTTTTAGTTGATTAACTAATGTATTGGCTGCTCCTGTAATATTTCCGGTACTAACTGAAGCCGTAATATTTGTTACTGAGTTTCTAAGTACAGAGACACCTGGTACTAAGTTAACCGCAGAAACTCCGCCCTTAACAGCAGTTGATACTGCATTTTGTGCGCCTGGTAAGTTGTTTAATCCACTAGCAACACTTGCAGGTAATGTTGCGCTAACAGCACTTTCTGCATTTTCTAATGCAGTTACTATATTTGTGGTAGAACCAACTGCGGCAGTTACTGCTGTATTGACACTGGCTACACCATTGATTGCGGCTGATGCCGTGCCTGATGCAATGGCTGCAACATTTACTCCTGAAGCAGATGCGGCTGCTTTGACTATACTTGCAGTATCACTTGCAGTTGTTCCAGCAGTTTGAATATCATTCGTTGCCTTATCAGCAATCTGTTTTAAGTTTTGAGGTACGCCTGCCTTTAGTGATGGGAAACCTTTTGTTATTGCGGCGAATGCTCCAGCGGCAATTCCTTTTGCGCTTTCTAATAACCCACTGACACCTCCACCTATTGTTTTCTTCAATCCATCTAATGATGTTGATAGAGATGGTAGTCCTCCGGTCATCTTATTAGATAGATTTGCGGCATAGTTACCAGATGATACTAATGATTTTGCATCTCCTAACATTTTATTGGCAGCTCCTACTGTAACACCTACAACACCTGACACACCTGCCCCATTAACATTGGATGCAGTTTTTAATAAGTCAACAGTAGCATCCATGCCTACACCTGTTACTGAATTAATAGCCCCTGTAATTTGGCTAGCATCTTCGTTACCTGTTATGACTCCGGCTTGTGTAAGTTTAGTTTGAGCTTGTTGAAAGTTAGAAACTTGTGCTTTAACTTGTGAAGCGGTACTAGCTATATAGGCTTGTAAATTCTCTGCCCCTGGCATACCTGTAAACAAGTTGTCAGTCATTGCTTCTTCAATAGTTTTTCCTTGAGAGATTAAAGAGGCAATCAATACTGCTGATCCAGCTTTTAATATGCCGGCAGCTTCCATTTGTTCTGGACTTTGTGCTAGCTTTCCTACCGATCCTACAGCACCAGTTGCTGTCTGTACCACTCCTGCACCTTTAGCTACTGCGTCTTTAGCTATGCCTGAAGCAGCCGATGCCGCTGTTTGACTTACTAATACTGCTGTGGGGATTGCTGGAACTGCTTTACTAATGGCACCAGTAACCGGTACAGTTGAGGCTGCTGCCGCAGTAACTGGTACAGGTGGTGTGCCGGGCACTGATGCGTTTGCAGTAGCTACAGCCGGAGCCGGTGCACTTGGGAAGTTTGCACTTGCATTGTTATCTACTTTAACATCAACACCTTGATTTGCACTATTCCATGGACTATGAGCAGGTGCACGACTTGTAATACTTAACAAAGCACTTGGTGCTGCCGCCCAACCCTTTGTACTATCATACAATGTATCAGTATGTGCTATAGTTGTTAATGGTTTTACCTCTGCTGGAACTAAACTTGCAGAACCTGTATTTAAGTTAACTTTACTACCATTGACAAATGCAGCCGCAGTGCTAGCAAAACTTGCTTCTCCTTCACTTGCTAAACTCATACCTGCACCAACTTTTAAAGTATACTTCCCCAATGATTGCATACTGTAATCAGTACCAATTCTAAAATCAGTTTTCTTATCACTATTGACTGTTACATTTTCAGCATAAAGATTAAAATCTTTTTTGGCATGCATATTGATATTATTATCAGCATGTAAGTTTAAATCACCCTGTGTCCTAATGTTGACAGAGTTAGTAGCGTACATATCTATTGTACCTTCTTTACCTAACTCAACCCAACTTTGTCCGTTAGCGTGAATGATGAATAAGCATTGTCCATCATCACTCATTAATATTTGATGTCCTAAACTACTACGTATTCTTACTAATTGGTCTCTACCTAATAAATCACCATCATCCATTACAATACTATGACCTACTCTACGTGAAGTTATTTTTAATCCACTTTGTTGTCCTTGACCGGTTGCGGCTTTAGCTATCGTTTCATCTGTAAAGCCACCTTCATATATAGGTCTACCCGGAGTATTAACTCCCCATCCAACACGACTAGGGCTCTCACGTTGACTACTGGTACCTATTGTACCACGGATCGTATCTCTTATTAGACCTTGTTGATTTAATACGCCTGCAAGATAACTGTTAACTGGTTTAGGTTCATTATAAAACGTCGGGCTATTATTGATTGCATCGTTATTAGTATTGATGTTAGTTACTGGGAGTTTCTTTGCACCACCGTAACTATTTGCCTCACTGGGATTAAGAACTGCTGTTTCTGTTGATCCGTTAGCTGGTACCATGTACAGTGCTTCTGGCTCAGGTACACACCCAATCCAATATCCATAGTTAGGATCACCATTAACAAATATACAAATAACAGTTGTACCTACATCAGGTGGACTAGTCCACATACCATAACTAACTGGGTTTTGTAAATATGTTCCGTATCCTGTCTTATCACCGGATCCTTCTGTTAATCCATAGAAAGGTGTCATGTAGTTTACAGTAACCCAACTATTAGCATCTTCGGGATTTGTTCCTCCCATATCACTTACATAAACTCGTAGTCTACCAGAACGAATAGGATCAATATTATCTTTTACTACTCCAAATACAGGTACCGGACTAACTACTGCACCGCCTGCTCCTAATTTGCCGGCGCTTGTTGCACCTTTTGGTTTGAATATATTATTTGCCATTATGCACCTTCACCTGGTCTTGCACCAGTAAGTAATGTAGTGTTTTCTGTTTCTCTGCCTGCATCAGGGCTTTGTGAGTTAGCAATACCATTTTGAGTTTGACCTGAGCTTTGAACACTATCATCATTAGCTACGCCCAATCGATTACTTGTAGTCGTAGTTGTAATAGGGGTGTCATTGTATAAAAGTTCCATATTATCTGGTAACTGTTGTAATGCTATCGCCGCGTCTACACCGGTCACATCGTCTTGCATAAAACCAGATGATGACGATGTACTACTATCACTACTTGGAGTAGGACCATCACCACCTTCATTTGT